CTTCGACCACCCCTTCGGCGGCCTCTTCTACTACTCCTTCGACCACCCCTTCGGCGGCCTCTTCTACTACCCCTTCGGCGGCCTCTTCTACCACCCCTTCGGCGGCCTCTTCTACCACCCCTTCGGCGGCCTCGTCTACTACCCCTTCGGCGGCCTCTTCTACTACCCCTTCGACTACCCCTTCGACGCTCCCCTGGGGTGAACTACTGCTCCTTTCTATTTCTTTGGTATAATCTATTGGTTCATCTATTTTTTTTTTAATAATATCAAATTCAGAAATAACTAAATTAATAAAATCATCTTTTGTTCCTTCTCCGAGGTTAATTTTAAACTTTAATTTAAAATCATCAAACTCATTATCAGATATTTTTGAAATATAATAATGCATAAAATTTAACTTATTTTTAGCTGCATTAAACTCTTTTTTAATAATTTTTTTCAGGTTTAATATTTCAATTTCTTTTTTTGCTGATATACACGAAACAGACCTGTGATGACTCTTCATATTCTTAATTGGTTTTTTACAATAAATGCATTGCATAATTATAAATTAGTCTCATTTGAATAAGATAAAAATCTTTTTTATATATTAAATTATTCATATATTAAATGACATCTTATTTTACAGGTGGAAATTCTACATTCGTAGGTATGTCCAGATTTAACAACTCTCCAAAAGTATTAACATCTAATGAAATTGTAGCTGAAAATTTACATGTAAAAAATATTGGCGGTGGTCCCGACGATGGAGGTGGTGGTGGTGGAAATGGGGCAGTAACTATTAGAAATTTAAATGTATTAATCGAGTTAATTGCAAATAATGTAACTATTCAAAATTTAATTGCAAATAATGTAACTATTCAAAATTTAATTGCAAATAATGTAACTATTCAAGATTTAATTGCAAATAATGTAACTATTCAAGATTTAATTGTAAATAATTTAAATCTTATTCCACCCGGGTCTATTTTTACATTTGCTACAAATACTGCTCCAAATGGTTATTTAATATGTAACGGAAGTAATTTACAGATTTCAAGTTATCAAAAATTATATGACGCGATAGGATTTATTTATAACAACGCCCCCCCGCCGGGGACTTTTAATATACCAGATCTAAGAGGATATTTTGTAAGAGGATTTGATTCTACTAATACTATAGATCCTGGTAGAGTATTTGGATCAACACAAATTGATCAATTTGCATCTCATTCACATCCTTTTCAATCAACTAATAGACAAACTATTGGAGATACTGACAATGTTTCTGGTGGAAATTTACCTGTCACGGATTATGCAACAAACACTTATTCTACTTCCGCCGTTGGAGGACCAGAAACGCGTCCGAAAAACATAGCAATGCTAATCTGTATTAAAACTTGACCGCGAAGCGGCCGCCCTACGGGTAGAATATAATTTTCAATTGAAAATTATATATCCAAGTACTTTATTACTTCTAAAATTTCATCGGTTGAAATATCATCAAATAATTGATCCATCGAATTTTTAAATTTGACCGCTAAGACGGTCGACTCTGGGGTAGTCTCGCTTTCTTGGTCTGAATATGACATCCTATAGTCACTAAATAAATTGAATTTATCTTTTTCAGTTGGGATTATGCTCATATTTTCTTTTACAAAAGAAAGAATATAATTTTTAAATTTTTCAGAAGAAATGTAATATATATTTTCAATGTATAATTTAAAATATGTATTTGATTCGAATGGATCTTTTCTATATATATTATTTCCATAAAACAAAAGATATAGTGTTTTGAAATATGTCATATAAAAATAGTTTATTGACGTGTATAATTGATCGATAAATTTTTCTAGTCTGCAATCCAATTCCCAATATCTAACATCGTCTATTATTTCTTTCAATTTATAAAAAGTATACTCATCTTTTGTATTTGATTTTTTCCCTGAATTTATATAGAATGATTCAAGATAACATATTGTATTAAATCCATATATATTTAATAAACTTTTTGATATTATAACATCAATTGGAATTGGAAGTTTTAAATATTTTGTTTCAATAATATCATCTATTTTATATTTTTTATATTTTTGTGTATAAATTAAACTATTGCTAAACAAATTTATTGCAATATCTATATTTTTATCATTTATACACATCTTCGATGTGTCTACACTACAAATATTGGTTATATTCGTCGGGTAATCTAATAAAATCAAATCAAGTTCTGATAATGAACATTCTAATATATTAATTATCTCCTCATCGATTAACCTGTTTTTATTGGTACTAATAATATATTGTATATGAAAAGAAACATATTTCAATAACTCTACATATTCATCTACATTCATATATTCCGATCCTGATTCTCTTTTATATTTTAATAGTTCAAAATGTTTAATTGTTTTACTGTTTATAGGTGTTTTTTTTAATACATCCATAGTATTCATACATATTTTATTTATCTTCTCTTTGTTTGTTACTTTCTCACTAGAAAAATGTATTATATTTGTATCTTCTATCCTCTCTGCCACCTCTTCTTTTGTTTTTTCCATTTCGAAATTATCGGATCTTTTATATTTTTTATATTTTTTATTTATCCGTATGCTTCCTTCGCCCGCTTTTAGCGGCGTCTCCCCCTCGACTTCGCATTCACCTACATCGTCCCCGTCCGCTCCGCGGTCGGAAAACTGTAAACACTTTTTAATACTTCTTTGAAGAATATTTTTTTTATAAAATTTTTCCCCAATAGAATTTATTATATTTTTTAACTTGTAATATATAACTTTATAATATATTTTTTCTTTTTTTTCATATTCAACTTCTTTTTTTAATGCTTCTATTATCCTAATATATTCCTCATCCTCCTCCCGAAGAGCGGCTGCTCCTTTACAGGCCGCTCCGCCGTCGACGTAATTTTTAAGATTTATATTATCAAAATTCATTATTTTTAATCTATGTATATATATATATATATTATTTCTTTTTTATATATATATTTATACATAAAAAAGAAATAATTATAAATGAGTATTTCATTAACAGATAATGATATTAATTATATGAACGATTATATTAATTATTTCTATACCTATCTAAATTATAATACAATGCTCCCGTTGAGATCCGAAGATACACTTTTTTATATTGATTTATATATAGATGAAGACGAATGGGAAGAATATATAGACAACGAGGATTTTAAATTCAAAACAGAAAATATAAATCTTACTATCTCTATCCATAAAAAACAAACGTCTGGTGATGAAGAAAATTGTTCCATCTGTTTTGACAAGATAAAAGACCTTGAGATATATGATTTAAAATGTTCTCATTCTTTTCACTGTGAATGTATCGAAAAATGGGTTGTAAATAAACAATCATGCCCTTTGTGTAGAATCGAAATAGATACTATATCTGTATAAAATATTATATTTTTTTTAGTAAATATAAATGAAAGAGAATATATTACTAAAAATAAAAAAAATATTTTTAATTGCTATTTTATTAATAACACTTGTTTTATTTTATTTTTACTTTTCTATATATAGTGAAAAAAAAAATATTAGGGCGGCTGCACTAGCTCCAGACGGGTCTCCTCCGATGTCAAAACAATTTCTTTTATCAGATTCAGATGGAAATCTATCTCATCTCTATATGACTGGTGCTATATTTTATTTTGCAATGCAAAATCCTCCGGAAGGATTTTTAGTATGCGATGGGTCTGCTATAAGTAGATCAACATATAATACATTATTTGGTGTAATAAATAATCTATATGGGAATGGTGATGGAAATTCAACTTTTAATTTACCAGATTTAAGAGGTCAATTCATAAGAGGGTTTGATTCTTCTGGTTCGGTCGATACAGACAGAAATAAAGTAGGTTTCGGTACGAAACAAGAAGATGCTTTAATTGCATTTTCTTATTCCGCTGGATTGGAAGGAGGAACTATAAATGTGGGAGGTAGTAGTGGGGGTGGGATTACACAAAACGGGGGCCCAACATGGGGAAGCGGACGTTTCAGTTTTGATTCAAGAAATTTCAATGTAGCTGGGTCTGGGGATAAAATAAAAACATCGACGGAAACTAGACCTAAAAATATATCTCTTCTTCCTTGTATAAAATATTAAATCTTCTTAAAGATTAATTTATAATATATAAATGATAGAAACAAATATCAGTGACTTATACTGGATAATATTATTATATACTGGATAATAAACACCGCTATGTCAACCGATTGTATATTTTATATTGAAACAATATAAAATATTAGTATGTACCTGTATTTCTGGCTCATATTCTTCTCTTGGTCCCGCATGTATTCATCTCTTTGTCCCGTGTTTCCAGCATTCGTTCGCGGCCCCTACCTGTATACAAAAAGATATTATATTAACACAGTGGGGATTTATATTATTTGTCTATCTTTTAAATAGAGTATTATGAAATCTTCGACTCCAAAGGGCACAAGTATACCCTGATAAATACGCGCTTTAATTTTAAATTCAATTGTTTATCTTTGTATGCTGGCTAACGTAGCGGGTATTTAAAAAAATAAACTTTATGTCGCGTCCTGGTTTATATATTTTCCTTGTATAAAAATGAAATTCACATCTTCGATGTGTAATGTTATATAATAAAATGTCTATTTCAACAAAAATTGAAGATTTAACCGACGACCAAAGAGAAAATATAATAAAGGATCTGTGTATTGAAACTGAAGACAAAAAGAAATTTTTCGGTCCCAAGATAAAGAAAATCTATGCATATTTGTTAACTAATACCCATATTTACACACCATTTTCTTATTCTATCAAAAATCTCGGTAAAACTAGAAATGCAAGATCTTCGTATGCTTCTATAAATTGTACTTTTACCGGGGCGTTGAGGGATGAACAAAAGGTTGCTCTTAAAGAAGCCAAAGCCCTTCTTAATACAAATGGCTGCTGTATAATGAGCATGTATCCTGGCTTCGGGAAAACAATTTCGGCAATAAAATTGGCTTGTGATATCAAGCTAAAGACACTCATAATAGTTAATAAAATTATCCTAATGGACCAATGGATAACGAGCATCAATGATTTTTGCAATTCAGCTATAATAATATCAAATCTAAAAAATAATAAAAAGAATTTAACCCGGTTCGAAACCAGTGATTTTATTATTATGAATGCAATCAACATTGTTAAATTCCCAAGCTCTTTTTATGCAGATATTGGCTTTGTTGTGGTTGACGAATGCCATCAGATTCTCACGGAAACTCTATCAAGATCACTGGAGCTTTTATCACCTCGTTATCTACTTGGTCTTTCGGCAACTGCGTTCAGGTATGACCCTCTTGATAAATTGTTCAACCTATATTTCGGACCAGAAAAAGTGATTAGAGAAATGCATAAAAAACACACTGTTTTTGTAGTAAAAACAGGAGTATATCCGCAGGTTGAACTCGATAGACGCGGGAAAATAAATTGGTCTTTAGTAATCGACTCTTTATCAATGGATGAAATAAGAAATAAAATTATAATAGACATTATTACAAAACACAAGGATAGAAATTTTCTTGTTTTAGTTAAACGAATAGCACAAGGGAACTATTTGGAAAATAAATTAAAGGAAGCAGGTGAGAACGTCGGGTCGGTGTTGGGTAATAATCAAATTTTTGATAGAAATGTACGAATCCTTCTAGGGACTTGTGGTAAATTGGGTTGTGGATTTGATTTTGCAAAAATAAATAGTTTGATCCTTGCTTGTGATTTGAAAAATTATTTTCTCCAATACTTGGGTCGCTGTTTCCGTGATCATTCAGTAGAACCTTATATATACGATCTATTAGATGAAAATCATATATTGAAATCTCATTTTTTCAAAAGAAGAGACCAGTATATCCAATGTGGTGGATTGATAAGGAATTATACTTTATAAAAATGAAATATTTTACTATATATAGTAAAATATTTATAAATGGTAAAAACTTGTAAGTTTGATTATTGCAAAAAAATACCGACCTTTAATTTCGAAGAACAAACAACCGCTGATTATTGCTTTTTACATAAACATCCAAATATGATCGACGTATATAATAAAAGTAAAAGATGCACTTTTGAAAATTGTAAAAAACGGGCATCATATAATATTAAAGGAAAAAATAAGGCTATTTATTGTGTGACGCATAAAGATCCCATAATGATTAATGTTATATCTAAAACTTGTAATTTTTCAAATTGCACTAAAATACCAAATTATAATTTCGGAGGACAACCAAAAGCTGACTATTGTTTAACACATAAACAACCTGGGATGGTTGACGTAAAACATAAACAATGTTTTTTTGAAAATTGCAAAATAAGACCAAACTTTAATTATGAAGCTGAAACCCGGGCTATTTATTGCTATATCCATAAACAGGTTGGGATGATTGATGTTATATCTAAAACTTGTATATTTGAAAATTGTAGAACTAAACCAACCTTTAATTATGCAGGTGAAAAGAAGGCTATTTACTGTGTTTTTCATAAGAATATTGATATGATTGACATAAAACATATTATTTGTATTTCAGAAAATTGCAAGAAACGGCCGAACTTTAATTATTCAGACGAAACCCTGGCTATTTATTGCTCTATACATAAACATGTTGGGATGATTGATGTTATATCTAAAACTTGTAGATTTGAAGATTGTAAGACCCGTCCAATTTACAATTTTGAAGGTGAAAAACGAGCGGTGTATTGTTTTTTGCACAAAAAAAATAATATGATTGATATTAAAAATAAAAGGTGTTCGTTTGAAAATTGCAAAAAACAACCTTCATATAATTTTGAAGGAAGAAAGAAAGCGGTGTATTGCTCAAACCATAAAAAACCTGGGATGATTGATGTTGTATCTAAAACTTGTAATTTTTTAAATTGCAGAACTAAACCATTATTTAATTTTGAAACTGAAAAAAAGGCTATTTATTGTTTTTTGCACAAAGAAAATAATATGATAAATATTAAATCTAAAAGATGTTCTTTTGAAAATTGTAAAACCCAACCATTATTTAATTTCGAAGGTAAAACAAAAGCTATTTATTGTTTTTTGCACAAAGAAAATAATATGATCGATATTAAATCTAAAAGATGTTCTTTTGAAAATTGTAAAACCCACCCAAATTATAATTTTGAAGGACAAAAAAAACCAATTTATTGCGGTTTACATAAACATACTAATATGGTTGATGTTAAACATAAAACTTGCAAAACACATTTGTGCGAAACACGGGTAACGAAAAAATATAAAGGTTATTGTGTGTTTTGTTTTATACATATGTTTCCCAATGAAAAAGTCGCACGAAATTATAAAACCAAAGAATTTAGTGTTGTCGAATACTTAAAAAATAAATTTCCAACTTTAGATTGGATATCAGATAAAAGAATACAAGATGGATGTTCGAAGAGGAGACCGGATATGATGGTTGATTTAGGATACAAAGTTTTAATAGTTGAAATAGATGAAAATCAACATATTGAGTATAATTCTAGTTGTGAAAATAGAAGAATTATGGAGATTTCACAGGATGTAAATCATCGACCAGTTATCTTTATACGATTTAATCCGGATGAATATATAAAAAACAATGAAAAAATAACCGGCTGCTGGGGGGTTAATGGGAATGGAATATGTTGTGTCAAGAAAAACAAGAAGAAGGAGTGGGAAGAAAGGTTGAAAAGATTAGAAGATGAGATATCGAAAATAATTAAAGAAGGAAAAGAAGAGATGGCCTCTTTAGAGGCGCCAAAGATGATTGAAGTTATTAATTTATTTTTCAACTAGGGGGGCTTGTTCCGATATGATATTCAATAAATCTTTCATAAATTAAAGCTAAATATAGCTTTAATTTATTCAATCAATAATGGTGAATGTATTTATATTTTATATATATGTAATCTAAATAAATTAAAGGAAGATACCATATAAAATGATGTGTAGTCAACTTTGGATAAGAAGACCATACGGGGTCTGCAGTTTGAGCCCCCGGTGGGATCCGAACAACTGCAAGAGACATATTCGATTATTTGATTAAAAATGAAATATATATAAAATATTTGAGGAAATATAATTAAAATATGCAAATAGATAATAAAAAATTATCAAAAATAAATAATATGATCGATGTCAAACATAAAAAATGTTCGTTTGATAAGTGTACTACACGACCGAGCTTTAATATTGAAGGTGCAAAGCAGGCCCTGTATTGTTTTTTGCACAAAGAAAATAATATGATCGATATTAAAAATAAAAGGTGCTCTTTTGAAAATTGTAAGACCCGTCCAATTTACAATTTTGAAGGTGAAAAACGAGCGGTGTATTGTTTTTTGCACAAAGAAAATAATATGATTGATATTAAAAATAAAAGGTGTTTGTTTGAAAATTGCAAAAAACAACCAACCTTCAATTATGAAAATGAAAAGCATGCGGTGTATTGTTTTTTTCACAAACAGCCAAATATGATTGATATTATCAATAAAAGATGTTCGTTTGAAAATTGTAAAAAACATCCGGCATTTAATTTAGAGGGTGAAAAAAGAGCAATATATTGTTTGTTGCACAAAGAAAATAATATGATTGATATTATATCTAAAAGATGTTCATTTGAAAATTGCAAAAAACATCCGACTTTTAATTTCGAAGGTGCAAATCGGGCTCTATATTGTTTTTTGCACAAAGAAAATAATATGATTGATATTAAACATAAAAGATGTTCTTTTGGTAATTGCAAAAAACGACCTGTCTTCAATCTTGACGGTGAAAAACAGGCTCTGTATTGTTTTTTGCACAAAGAAAATAATATGATTGATATTATATCTAAAAGATGTTCATTTGAAAATTGCAAAAAACATCCGACTTTTAATTTCGAAGGTGCAAATCGGGCTCTATATTGTTTTTTGCACAAAGAAAATAATATGATTGATATTATATCTAAAAGATGCTCATTTGAAAATTGTAAGACCCAACCACATTATAATTTCGAAGGAAAAAAAAAACCAATTTATTGCTCTATCCATAAACAGGTTGGGATGATCAATATTAAATCTAAAAGATGCTCATTTGAAAATTGTAAGACCCAACCAAATTATAATTTTGAAGGTGAAAAAAAACCAATTTATTGCTCTATCCATAAACAGGTTGGGATGATTGATATTAAAAATAAAAGATGCTCATTTGAAAATTGTAAGACCCAACCAAATTATAATTTTGAAGGAAAAAAATCCCCAATTTATTGCTTTTTACATAAACATCCAAATATGGTTGATGTTAAACATAAAACTTGCAAAACACATTTGTGTGAAAAGATAGTAACAAAAAAATATAAAGGATATTGTGTTTTTTGTTTTATACATATGTTTCCAAATGAAAAAGTTGCAAGAAATTATAAAACCAAAGAATTTAGTGTGGTCGAATACTTAAAAAATAAATTTCCAAATTTAGATTGGATATCAGATAAAAGAATACAAGATGGATGTTCAAAAAGACGACCTGATTTAATGGTTGATTTGGGATATAAAGTTTTAATAGTTGAAATAGATGAAAATCAACATATTGAGTATGATTTGAGTTGTGAAAATAGAAGAATAATGGAAATATCTTTAGATTTGAATCATCGACCAGTTGTCTTTATAAGATTTAATCCGGATGAATATATAAAAAACAATGAAAACATAACCGGATGCTGGGGGGTTAATGGGAATGGAATATGTTGTGTCAAGAAAAGTAAGCAGAAGGAATGGGGAGAAAGGTTGAAAAGATTAGAATATGAGATATCGAAAAAAATTAAAGAAGGAAAAGAAGAGATGGCCTCTTTAGAGGCGCCAAAGATGATTGATGTTATTAATTTATTTTTCAACTAGGGCGGCTTGTTCTGAAGTGATCTCAAATGCTGTATATGCAGACATAAATTAAAGCTATATTTAGCTTTAATTTATTCAGTCAACCGTGTAATATAAAGGAGTTATGGTCGTGACGGAGGAGGGGGTCGAGGATTATTTGTGATTGAAAGAGGGGTATATAATAAAATTTCTTCATCTGTGTATGGATGGCAACATTCCAGAAAAGAATTAGACTGGTGTGGATCCATACCATGGGTGTAACTTTTCAAAGAGTTTAGATGTCTTGGTATTTTTTCATTTTCTAAAATAAAATCTTGGAAAGTGTTTTTCATCCACGAATTTACTGTTATTTTATAAGCTTCAATAGATGGTATAGGAGTAAACTCTTTATTCATCCAAGACATAATGTGTTGTTTACTATACATCGGAGGTTTCATTCCCCCAGGAAGAGATATTACAGCAAAATCATCAAATTCTTTTTTTGTATATAAAGACAAAGATCCGCGTGTTAGCCTCCATCCAGTAAAAAGTCTCATCATATTTCGGCCGGCTTTTTTTCCAAGCACTTCGTGCATTATATACTGGGGAAAAACAATCATATGGCCTGGAGGTATTTCTACCAAAGATTTTTTATTATTTAATATTTTTTTATATTCGAGAGGAGCAGCATCGAATCCCTGTAATACTTCTTTTTGTTTTATATTCAAATGAGATCCCAAGATACATGAAAAAAATTGAGGCTCTTTATCTAGATTTATCCAGCCGCCGTACACCTCATCATCTTCTAAAATTCTGTTTGATGGGATTACGTCACGGTGCCAAGATTCTATAGATGGTGAAACAGACTTATACCTGTACATCATCCTATCTATGAGCATTTCAAATTTAAATTCCTGTGTGTTTGGGCTTCCGTAGTCAAATCTGCTTTCCAAAAGTATTTTGAAAATTGGAACTACAGCATTTCTACAGCGTATCCTAAGATTTCTGACAAAATTATTATGAAAAGAAGCCGGGTTTCCAAATGCGGAAAATCCGCCTAGAGTATACAAAATAGGAAATCCGTTTTCTCCTATTGATTTCGAGGTAGGATTTCTTTTATATTCTGGAAAGCTCTCGATTGTATTTAAAAAATCAGTTTGGTAAGATTGTAAGTTTGATGTATCCAAAACTTTTACGAGCATATATCCATTTTTTATTAGACTTTCAATTGGGTCTGTATAAATTTTAATTTTATTTATATTTATATTTATCAATGGGCGTTGTATTGTCTGTTGTTTTTTTGTGTAAGTCATTTCCATTTTTTCTATTTCATCGCTGGCTAGAAGAATATTTTCAGCAAATGCTCTATTTCCAACTTTTTGAAAAAGACATTCGTACGAAAATTTTATAAATAAATTTCTAGTTTCAGTCGACAAATTCATCAAGTGTTGAGTTAATATGTTAATTGGAATATCTTTTTTCGCAGAGCATATTAATTTAATTACATCCAAATCAAGTTTATTCTGGAAAAAGGATATTACCCTATCTTCACCCACTGGATTTATTAATCTTTTTATATAATTGACGCCTGGAATATACCTATTTTTTTTACACATCTTAGATGTAATAATTTTATTCATTTATGATATAATATTTGATTAAATCTAATTAAAAATACCGAATGTATTTTTAATTAATTATAAGAAGTAATTTGAGGCGAAGGTGAAAAATTGGAGTAGACTCAAGATCTTTTAAATATCTGTAAGTCAGAGAATGTAATGGTTAATTTTTATAATCAAGGGGCTATGCCAGACCTCAGAGAGGACGCCGCTTTCGACTACGCAACAAAGTTTTGTACATCGGCAGGGGGTGGAAAAAGACATTTGAAAGAGTAGAAGAAAGAGTCAATTCAAATATTCAAATAAAAATGAATATTTGAATAAATTATAAATTATAAAATATAAATGGAAAATAATGCAATTATAAAAGCTTCGACTTTGAAGTCAATTAAAAAGTTTTGTGATAGTAAAACATATTTAAAGTCTGGTATAAGGTTATTACCAGAGACCGTTATTGGAAAATTCGAATATATAATAAAACTATTTGTTCAAAATGAAGAAGGAAGTGCTACAGTTGACCATGAAAAAATAAAATTGCTTTCTTCGTTTATAAGAAAATATAGATTGGAACAAATTGACCGGTTTAGAGGTTCTATGTTTGCAAAAGGAACAATAACAATAACTTTTGGAGAAGTTGCCGAAAACGGACCTACCATGCAAAAAATAGGAAATATGGCTAGAGAAGGATTTACAAATAATGATTTAATGAATATAAAAGAATATTTTACACAGCAAGGTATTATTTCGGAATACTATAATTTAAATGATCTTATAGAGGGAAGGGGTGATCCGGCTAGTTTACTCGTCTTAAGAAATGCTACAAACCATGTTATAGGAAACAACAATTCTCGATCTGATGTTGATTTGTATAATCAACTACTTGATTTAGATTGGGATAAAAAAGCTATGTTTAAAGGTGTTGTTAAAAATAAAAATGCAAGACACAATCTTGTATTTTCGGATTTCGATCAAGACCCTGCATACGAAGAAGGCAGGGGAACTGTTATAAATTGGCCGCGGGTTCCACTTCTTCAAATTATAAAAACAAGATTGGTAGATTGTTTTGGTGAAAAGGCCAGTGATATGCATGGTGAAGGAAATTATTATTTTAATACAGCAAAATGTGGAATAGGGTTTCATGGTGATTCAGAAAGAAAAAAAGTAATAGCAATTCGACTTGGTAAATCCATTCCAATTGTATTTCAATGGATTGAATCAATCCCAATGAATAGAAAAAAAAATTTCACTCCTACTGGCCAACAAATTGTTTTAAATGTAAATCATGGCGACATTTACATCATGAGCGAAAAGGCCACAGGGAACGATTGGATGAAAAAAACACAATATCATTTACGTCATTCTGCCGGATGCGAGAATTATACAGGAAAATATAATGTCAAATTATAGGAAAATGTTTATATTCTGGATCACCTCCGCCAGAGGCAGAGGCCCGCGGCTCCGCAGCGGACCTCGAAGAGGCCATTAGATAAATCTCTAATGCTGCCTCTGCCTCTGGCGGAGGCAGAAATAAATTAAAGCTATATCTTTAGCTTTAATTTATTCATTCACGTGTGTAATAATTTTCTAAGTCAATAATTTCAATAGATACAAATATTCTTTAAAATATTCATTTTCTATCCCGTTGTTAAATTCTTTAATTTTATAGATAATAACTTTTTTTAAAGACAGATTCTCTGGCCCATTTATATAATCTAAATGAATAGATATAAAATCAAATAGTCTTTTAATTTTATTTACTTTATCAGGTAGATAAAGCTTATATTCTTTATAACTTTCTCTGTTACAGGAGAGTGCATCTTCGAGGAGACTCCTGAAAATTTTAGCCTTATTTGAATGTTGATATCTAGTATTATATTTATGAAAATACATTTATTAATATATATTTTATCTATAAATAATAAATCACTTCGACCGTACTCATCGACCGCGGAACTGATTTTGAGTAAAATTTTTATTATATTTTCTATCAAAATAAACTATCGGGGGGCAAAAATCTCCCGGTCTAAGCTCTTTAATATTATAACTTTGTCCCAATGAAAATCCAATATACTTAAAAAAATTAATATACAGTCTAGTATGCATCCCCCCTGTATAAATAATAATATTTTGTTGGGTATTGAAATTTTTGTTTTTTGTGAGTCTTCCCAGTATATAAATATCCAATACAAGCTGCTCAAGCTTAATTTTAAAACTTTCTGTTAAACCAAAATATAAATCTTCTTCTCCTCTAATTTCAATAAGTCTTTGTGTTACAAATTCTTTTATAACACCGGCACTGTCGTTGTCTACGAGTTGGGATTTTAGATTTGGAATTCCTAGAATAATGCCCTGCCAAAATATCTCATATATTTGTAACCAATCTTTTTCTTTTTCTGCAAGTGTTTTTTGTTCTCTAATTTTTTGTTCCAACAATGAATTAAAATGGCTCAAGTACATTACTGTATTTTTAAAACGTCTAACATCAGTATAATGAGTTCTAATATTTTTATATTCACATCTAGATTTATCTAACTGAAAACAATTTTCAAATTGTTGTCCCAATAATGATAATGAAAAATTTTCATGAACACTTTTTTTTTTCAAATATTCGCCATTAATAATAGATGTTTCCATATACAAATCATATATTTTATTTGGATTACTCAATAGTAACATTTTTATATAAGAATGAATCGGTATAACCCCTTGAAAATCTAAATTTTGAATATTTGTATAATGGTTGGGATCATGAAATTCACCAAATAAAGTAATGGTTTTTTCTACACTTCGTCTTTCATCTTTAGACCGGAGAGTACCCTTAAATTCTGCAAACATATACGGCCCAAACACTCCTTTTACTTGATCATTGGGTAAAATGTCACACATTCTTAAAAGATGTGGTTTTATCAACCTATTCCATTGTCTATTTCCGTTTAATTTTCTATCTGGTGAACAATTTTTTTCATAATCATTTAAATATACCTGAAGGGCGTCGCCAGCCGGAATTTTACGATTGAAATATTTATTTCTTGGATATACGTACCTATGTTGCGTATTTGTATTCCGCGAATTTCTATTCATATTTATATTATAAATAAAAAAAATTTATAATATAAATGAATAGAAAAGAAATTTATGTTTTTATGTTTTATATATTATTAACAACGGTTTGTATGATAATATCTTTATTTTTGTTTGCAAAGTATAACTTAAATCTTTGGGGTGGTATATCTGTTGGTTGTTATGTCGGATTTATAATAAGTTTTATTCTCTGGAAATTTTACGGCCGCAGAGCGGTCGCCGCTCCATGATGCTGACCGCGGAGCGGCCGACCTATTGGTAGACCGCGGAGCGGCCTCCCTACGGGTAGACCGCGAATGCTTAATTAATATTTTATTTACTAATAAAATATTAATAATTTATTTATTAGAAGCCAATAATAGTTCGTATTTATGTTTCATATCATTGAATTCCAATTTATGTTGTAATGTTTGAATTTCCAATTTTCTTTCACTGGCTTCTAGTTTCAATAGGCAAATTTCAGCGTTATGTTTTGATACCAATACTTCATTCTCGTGTTTCAAATCGCCAATTTGCTTTTGCAAACCAGCCGTCGCTCCCATATATAAATCTCCCAACATTTTGTATTGATTTTTAACTTCTCTTAGTTCTGTGCTATTAAAAATTACCAATTCTTTATAATTTTCAACCAATAATCTCTTTGAAAAGTTTGTACAGAATTGATTTACCGAAGTTTCCGCCTCGCTTAAATATTTGATATCAATCGTGTGAAAAAATACAACACTGATACAAACATTTCTCATCTTCCCGTACTGCTTTTGCAACTCGAATAGTCGTCTTTCAAAGTCCTCTGTTCTTCCAAACTTATACACCATTAACGAACCATCCACATCGTCTCCTATATTAAATGTCTGTTTCAAATCTTTAACAAGTCCAAGAGATAACAAATAAATACAAGGAAAAGTTGATGCATATTTATTAAACATGGCACGCACATTAGCAACATCCATATTCATAACTTCTGAAACCAATACTTCCTTCTCTTCAGTTGAGCCCATTTGACAAGTAAAAATTTTCTCTTCAGCCCAATCTTGAAACTTTTCGGCGTTTCCTGTCCTCGATGTGAATAATACTTTTAATAAACCTTTATAAGTCAAGTAAAGGCATTTTTTATAAGCAGAAGACCCATAAATGGTCGGAGGTGTAGTATAAAAAGTTTTATAATGAATATTTCTAGTATACCCTTTATCTTTATGATATAAAACATCATCTAAATTTGGCATATTAAAAGCGGTAGAAACATCTTTTACTTTGAAGAAAATATTATTTCTATCTTTTTCTCCTCTTGTCTCGATATTTAATATTTTTCCTTCGGTATCTTTAAATTTATCAGAATCATCCAACACCAATAAAGCAGGAGCTACTTCAATTTCACTTGTAGAGAGGTCGACCTCCTTGAGAGGCCGGCCCTTCGGGTCGATTTCAATGGGGTTAAATGGTTCTTTATTTTTAGTTGTATTTGAGTCGCCCAGGTCACCTTCGGCGCCGCTACCCGAAGGGGGCCGTAGGCTACAGCGGTCACCTACGGCGCCGCTAAAGCGGTCACTACTACCGAGGTTCTCTGTAGTAGTAGAAGGGAGGTCGCTTTTATTAAAATAAAACTTATCAACCCAAGATTTTGTAATTAATAATTGCGCTCGTTTGCATGTTTTGTCATAAATAGACCAGCCTTTCCTCTTATCAAAACATGAATACACATAATCATTTTCTGGAATATTTTTTTTTTTAATAATATTTTTCGGATCAGACTGAAACCCATAAAAGAAATGTGGTTTATAAGTCTTGAGATCCTTATTATTATAGTAATAAATACCCGTTGAATTGATAGTAAAGGGAATAATTTCGGTTTGAATGTTCGACATTTGTTATTATAATATACATGTCCTTTAAGTAACATTTCCAAAGGGCTGGAAGGGGGAATACTTTATTTATAGTATCTGACGTATAATCTTACAAAGTAGTATAAGAAATACTAATAGCGGATTGTTTCTTTATATCTAACAGTTGACTCTTTTGCTTTCTGTTTTTTTTGTATCATTCTTTGTTTTTTATAATCAGAAAGTTCAGATGCAGTAACGGGCGACTTTGACGTAACTCTGACCGACGGCCTACATGTCGGATAATATTCTTTTGTTTTAGCTTTTCCACACGGCAAATTTGTTTTTATATCTATCCATTTTTCATTATACCATCTGGTTAACCCAGTATTTTTATTTTCAGGTTTTCCTATACCCGTTTGGGTACCGCTCCGCTTTGTGTACCTCTTCGAGGCACGCAGCTCCGACGGAGAGTAAGGTTCTTTTCCTTTCTGATTCATTATTTTTTTATATAAATTAACTAACATTCCAGATGCATATGCACTTGGCCATCTAGACACTCTTGATTTAACATATTCTTTAACATTTTCGTATAATTTTTTATCTGTTGGTGTAGCCATTTATTTTACTTATAAAGTAAAATAAAATATGGAAAAAACTGGATTTTCGGTCCCTACGGACCGCGGAGCGATAACTAAAGCAAGATAGAAAAATAAATATCTAAATATAATATATATATATATATATAATATAATGAATAGACTATCTAAAAGTATCGATGGATACACTTATTTATGTTATGGAAACGATACTATTTCAAATAGTTTAATTAATTACGGGTATTGGGAAAATAGTTTGATACAATATGTTGAAAAACATTTAACAGAAAATTCTGTTATTTTGGATATAGGAGCAAATATTGGAACGTGGTCTATTCCATTGTCCAATAAAGAAAATCGTAAAATATATTCATTCGAGCCTTATAATTCATCTTATCAAGCTCTATGTGGAAATATTTTTATAAATAATAAGACTAATATTATTCCATTTCACTGTGCATTAACAGATTCAACAAATATAAACAAAAATTTAAAAATGATATTACCGGAAGCTATAAATATTGGTGGGTGTAAATTGGTTGATACTAGTTCATCTATTTACCAGTTAGGGTCGGGAGTCGGACTTGAAACAGGAGAGTTACCGGTAGAGTTATTAAAATTAGAAGAAAATGAACAAATGTCTCAAATACAAAAAAGTAGTACCCGCTCCGCGGTCCGCAATGATTTTATGTTAAAAACACTTGATTCTTTTGATTTTGAAAAAATAGATTTTATTAAACTCGATGTTGAGGGACATGAATTAAATGTACTTATGGGGGGTGTAAATACAATTTTAAAATATAAACCTATTATTATGTTCGAATGTTGGTCTTTGAATAGCATTCACTGGACAGGTATACCAAATACATATAACCAACTTATGGATTATATAAAATACAAGTTAGGTTACACTATAAACAAAATAGAAATTGATGGAATAGACAATTATGAAGCAATTCCAATCATTCGGGAACAATAAATTTATCTCTATCAAACTACATCTATATACAGCAGAGCAGCGCCGTAAGGGTACCCTTTAGGGACTTCGGATTACCTCTTTGCGGTACCCACAATTTTTATCAACTGCTGTTACTATGCCGCTCCTCGGTCATATGATAAAGAATTTAAATCGGATGCGGACCTCGAAGAGGCCCGCGGCTCCGCAGCGGATGGCAATCTAGACACTCTTGATTTAACCGTCTTCAAGGACGTCTTTAACATTTTCGTATAATTTTTTATCTGTTGGTGTAGCCATTTATTTTACTTTATTATAAAGTAAAATAAAATTTTATTTACTTTATAAGTACACAAAACTATTTTTAAATTTTTTTAATGTATCTGGAGGGCAGATAATTTCGCAAGTTATAGTTTTTATAGATAAATAAGTTTCCATAAAATATATAGCCATAGCAACCGAATCCACAACGTCACTTTTATGAGCAACAATTTTCCCGTTGTTCCGGACAGAAAAGTTTGGGAATTTTATTTTCCATTTTGTATAGAGAGCTTGCTGTATAAAATATTTATTCGCATTTTTTTTCCACAATTCTTTTTCAGATTTTGATGGAATAGATTTCCCTGCAATATGTTTTTTCCAAAGAGGAATAGATAAAATTTTATATTTTATTTTCATTTGCCTGGCGAGAATATGTATAGCCGTTCTAAAAGCTCCATTCACATTGCATCCATTACTGGATTTAGAAGAATAAAAATAATCTTCTATTCCAATATTTTTTATATCAAACAATATTATTTTTTCTTTTATTTTCTCCATCAAATCTATACAATGATCCCCTTGGTATTCGGATTTAATATCAACCTCAAAAAACCCATATTCAATTATTTTACCTTCTCCTTCGACCACGGCCTCTCCGTGGTCACCGAAGTCGTTTCCACCAGAATTTATTGTACATATACAATATCCGGTTGTTTTAGCTGGATCCAATACAATTATATTTTCTTCCATATATTATTGTTCCATATTTTTAAATACACATCGAGCTCGGAGCGGCCGCGTGTTTAACACTCACACTTTTTCTTCGTTTGTAATCCATAATTGTTTATAGTTTTTTCTAAAATACCTACATTATTTAAGACTTCAGATTGGACTATTATGTTTTTTTCAATATTTTCTAATGATACACGCTTCCAAACACATATAAAATCATTCCAGCATTCTCCAACGACATTAAACGTTTCAATAACTTTTACTGGATAAATTTGTTCATTTGATATTTGTTTCCCTGACCAATATGCCAATGCTTGACCTGCATCAGAATAAAATCTCCAATTGTCTCCTGGGAAACAATGATATGGCCCTTTTGTAGGGGCGTTTACATAAATATAACCAGATGGTTTTATAATTCTAGTCATTTCTTTAAAAGTTAACCAGAAACATGGATCGTGTTCGAAACATGAGGTTGATACTATCAAATCAACAGAACCGTCTTCAAAAGGTAATTTTTCACCGGGAGGTGAAACTATATCAACTGACTTGTCCGATTCCATATCGACGCATACAAACTTCATACCTTTTGTTTCAAAAAAAGACCTTAATGACCCATTAACATCTTTACCTCCTATATCAACGACTACACATTTTCTTCCTAGGTCCAACATAGATAAAAGTATGATTCCGTACGATTCGGAAAATGATTTTCCAGATATTAATGATGTATAATGCATATAATTAGTTTACAACTTTAAATAACCACACACATCTTTAGAGGAACCGGCTCACCCACTTAAAATCTACCAAACCCACCGCTCTGTTTTTGATTATTCCTTGATATCGGGGCTATCCTCAATTGATGCATTTCAGAATTTCTTTTTCTCATTAAGGATTCCATCATCCCAGACCTAAATTCAATAGCTGAATTTAAATATTGATCTTCAGCCATTTGTCTAACATCAGAAAATGGCTGTCCGTATTCAACCCCAGATTTCATTGGTCCATATGTATCTGCGTTTTTAATAAAATCAACATTACTTCTAGTTATATAATTTGGCATTTTAATTGCATTTATATCATCATAGAAAAATCTAGGTTGTTCTGTTGTATTGTCCAAATAATATCTATTTGAAGAACCGTATCCGTTAAATCTAGGATCAAATGTATTATATATATTGGGTGTCTGCTGTTCAACAAAATCAGAATTGATTACTTCACCATATTTTTGTTCGGTAATAGTAGTTTCATTTCCGGAAGACGATATCGACACCGGATTAAATTGATCTTGATATGATATCCCTATGGTTGAACTTATCGGTTCATTTTTTTGTATAGCAGAATAAAGACCTGGCTGTATTATTTGTGTATATATATTTTTATTTTCTTCTTGTGTCATTCCTCTCCCTCCAATTTTATTTTCTGGGAATTTGTTTTCACTACATCTGACAGCGGCCGCTCCGCGGTCTGGCATAGTCCCTCCTCTAGAGCGGCCTCCTCCTTCGGAGGTGAAATAGGCGGGCCTCGACTCCGTGTATCGCGGATTCGAGGGGGTATAATTTTCTACGTATAGAGGAGCTGGCTGCGAAATGGGGACTGCGGAGCTGTATCCCGATCTGTAATTGTCGAAATTTGTTTTTTTGTTTATAATAGAAGGAAAAACTAAATTGTTTGGTTTCCAATATTCAAAATTATAAATCGGAGGAACTATTAACGGTTTTTCTAATGTTTTCGGATTTGGAGGCCCAACCAATTTCTGATTGTTTGACTGTATATTATCATTTATATATAAATCTTCCGAATTAAATGTTTTTTCAAACCTTCTGCTATTGTCATCAACTGGAGAAATTAATCTATGATATGGTTTTTCATTATCATAGATTTTCTGCAAATCGATAGATTGACTATAATATTCTTTTTGAATCATGTTCTTTTGTATATAATAAATAATTATTATAAATATCAATGTTAATGGCATTAAAATAAATATCCAGATTCGCTGGTATTTCAAGTAATAAAGCAGCCAAAAAAAAAGTATAGTAAACAAAGACAACATATTCATAGATGTAGATAATTGATCTAAATTTCTATATTTAGAAAATATATATTCAACCCAAAATTTATTATCATTCATATTTATATAAAGTCCTTATTTTAATTTATATAAAGATAAAGTCCTTATATTTATATAAATCTCTATGAATAATCTTATATATTATAATAATAAATACCCGCAGGATTATGGAATAATATACATGGATACCCCGGAAGCAGACCTTCTTTCGATCGACAAATTAATAGATGTTAATAAAGGAATCCGTATTTACGGTCTTATTTCCTGCATTGGCGTTTTTATAATTCCAACCCCAAATAAATTAATAGGAGGACATTTTTTCGACAAACTAGATATTGATTTCTTAACAAAAATGGATAACATAATTATGAATACCCCTCCTCCTCTGTCACCCCCTTCGGGGGCGGCAGATTCGCTGACTGCAGAGCGGCCTCTGCCAAAGGGGTTAATGTATTTATTTTATAGAAATACGAACGTATCTGGTCAGCTCAATGATATTAATATAAATAAAAACTTTTTAAAAAATCGTTATGAAAATTTTTTTAATAAAATTATAGAAATCGGATTAGACCGTTCATATGTAAATGTTACGTTTATGGAATTTATAGATGAAATCATGTGGGATAACCTATCCGATGGATCCCTCGGTTCTCCCTAGTTGAAAAATAAATGAATAACCTCAATCATCTTCGGCTCCTCTTCTTTTCCTTCTATAATTATTTTAGATATCTCATCCTCTAATCTTTTTAACCTCTCTCCCCACTCCTTCTGCTTATTTTTCTTAACACAACATATTCCATCCCCATTATCACCCCAGCAACTACTTATTTTTTCATTGTTTTTTATATATGCATCAGGATTATATCTTATAAATACAACCGGCCTGTGATTTACATCCTTTGATATCTCCATTAATCTTCTGTTTTCACAGCTATACCCACTATGTTTATTTTCATCTATTTCAATTATTAAAACTTTGTATCCTAAATCAATCATCATATCCGGTTTCTTCCCCGAACATCCATCTTGTATTCTTTTATCTGTTATCCAATCTAAATTTGGAAATTTATTTTTTACGTATTCAACAACATTAAATTCTTTGGTTTTATAATTTCTTGCAATTTTTTCTCTGGGAAACATATACATAAAACAACGCACACAATAACCTTTATATTTTTTTCCTACTAACGTTCCACACAAATGTGTTTTACAAGTTTTATGGATAACATTAATCATATTATTTTCTTTGTGCAAAAAACAATAATCAGCTTGTTTTTTTCCTTCAAAATTATAATTTGGTATGGTCTTACAATTTTCAAATCTACAAGTTTTAGTTATAACATTAATCATATTATTTTCTTTGTGCAAAAAACAATAATCAGCTTGTTTTTTTCCTTCAAAATTAAATAATGGTATGGTCTTACAATTTTCAAATCTACAAGTTTTAGTTATAACATTAATCATATTATTTTCTTTGTGCAAAAAACAATAAATAGCTTGTTTTTTTCCTTCAAAATTAAAGGCAGGTCGTGTTTTGCAATTTTCAAATCTACAAGTTTTAGATTTAACATTAATCATATTATTTTCTTTGTGCAAAAAACAATAAATAGCTTGTTTTTTTCCTTCAAAATTAAAGACAGGTTGTATCATGCAATTTTCAAATCTACAAGTTTTAGATTTAACATTAATCATATTATTTTCTTTGTGCAAAAAACAATAAATAGCTTGTTTTTTTCCTTCAAAATTAAATAATGGTATGGTCTTACAATTTTCAAATCTACAAGTTTTAGATTTAACATTAATCATATTATTTTCTTTGTGCAAAAAACAATAATCAGCTTGTTTTTTTCCTTCAAAATTAAAAGTCGGTATGGTCTTACAATTTTCAAATCTACAAGTTTTAGATATAACATTAATCATATTATTTTCTTTGTGCAAAAAACAATAAATAGCTTGTTTTTTTCCTTCAAAATTAAAGACAGGTCGTGTTTTGCAATTATCAAATCTACAAGTTTTAGATTTAACATTAATCATATTATTTTCTTTGTGCAAAAAACAATAATCAGCTTGTTTTTTTCCTTCAAAATTATAATTTGGTATGGTCTTACAATTTTCAAATCTACAAGTTTTAGATATAACATTAATCATATTATTTTCTTTGTGCAAAAAACAATAAATAGCTTGTTTTTTTCCTTCAAAATTAAATAATGGTTGGGTCTTACAATTTTCAAATCTACAAGTTTTAGTTATAACATTAATCATATTATTTTCTTTGTGCAAAAAACAATAATCAGCTTGTTTTTCACCCTCAAAATTAAAGCTCGGTCCTTTTTTGCAATTATCAAATCTACAAGTTTTTACCATTTAAATATTTTACAGTATTTCTGTAAAATATTTCATTTTTATTATTAAATATTAGTAATTTGTAATTTGTAATTTACTTGAATGTACTTATTCTATTCTATAGATCCGAGCCACAATAGAGGTTGGATACTTGAAAAGAAAATACAGTAGCGGATAAAGAAAAATAACATCTAATCATTTCATTTATATGTTTAGTGATTAAGATAAATGATATCAAATAATTGTTATATACAAAAACTTCCAATTGAATTAATAAATTATATTTTCAATAAAGTAAAAAATGAACAAGATTCATTTAATTTAATAGTTGCACTTCTTGGAAGTTCATACTTTGGAAGAGACACGGCCATGGGGAATATACTTTCGAATTACAAATATAAAATTTATACGATAGAGAAATCAAAAGATTACCTGAGTGATATTATTTTTAGAACGAGAGCCGTGGGTGATGTTATTAATACATCCAAACAAATAGCCTTAAATTTAACAAAATCGGAAGTGATGGACTTTTCATGTTTATCAAACATTCATACATTGATCGCGCCATTTTGTAAAAATATTTCAGATGTAAACTGTTTGGAAAATTTGACTATACTTGATATACGTGGATGCGAAAATATAAAAGATATTAGCAGGCTTGGAAATATAAACACTTTGAATTTAAGCGGTTGTTCTGGGATAAAAGATTTTTCACCTCTTGGAAATCATAAAATTTTAAATTTGAGCAATACACGTATAACAGATGTAAGATTTCTTGGAAACGTAAAATATTTATATCTAAACAATACCAATGTAAAAAATGTAGACAACCTCGGAAATGTTCACACACTAAGTCTTATTGGATGTTCTAAAATTTCCGACGTGACTAAATTGGGAAATAATACTTTTCTTTTTTTAAAAGAATGTTATAAAATAACTGATGTTTCTTCGCTGGGAAATGTACATACTCTTAATCTTTCAGGTTGTACATATTTGGAAGATGTTTCTGCTCTTTCCGATGTTCACAATTTGGATCTTAGTAGATGTAACAATATTTTTGATATAAGTGATCTTGGAAATTCCCATACCCTTGATTTAAGCGAATGTTTCGAATTGACAGATGTAAGTAGTCTTGATAAAGACAATATACATACTCTTTCTCTAAGATATTGTACAAATTTAGAAGATGTTTCTTTTCTCAGCTCTATTCACACACTTGATTTAAGCCATTGTTACAGGCTTGAAGATGTATCCGATCTTGGAAGTGTGCATACACTTAATTTGAGCGATTGCTACAATATTTTGGACGTATCTGAGTTGGAGACTGTGCATACACTTAATTTGACGAGATGTTATTTAATTGAAAACGTAAATGATCTTGGAAATGTTACTAATCTAAATCTTTCAGAATGTTACAAAATAACAGATATTTCAGGGCTGACCAACATCCACACCCTCAACCTGTCCAAATGCTATGGAATTTCAGACGTTTCTTCCCTTCAATCTGCTTACAATCTTGATTTGAGCGATTGTTTCAAAATAAAAGACGTTAGACCTCTCGGAAATGTTCATACTATTAATATATCGAATTGTATTGGTATTAAAAATGTTAGACCTCTAAAAAATGTAAATAGACTCAACGTTTCGGGATGCACGGGTATAAAAAATTTAAAATCTTTAGCGTTTGTAAAAAATTTAATATCCGATTAGTTGTTGTACCTTCGCCGTGGACCTCGAAGAGGCCCGCGGCTTCGCCGTGGAATATAATTTTATATCAGAAGATATAAAATTAAAATTATTTTAACTCATTTTTACTACGAATAATATAAGATAATTTTGTATTTGGATCGAATTGGCTTTTGTTTTCCATATATGCATTTAATGGTAACATATGAGGATTGCATTTATCATAATAATATGCTGCTTCTTTTTTTGAATGAAATTTTATTTTCATATAACCAACATGTTCTGTTATATCTTCGTCTCCGCTAAAAGCGGCCGCGGAGAGGTTAATTAATAATACAGCTTCCAATACATAATAATGAGAATCATCATATAACGGACCGCGGAGCGGGTCCATCTTTTTTCTTTCTTCTATAATATCTGACTCAAGTTTTTTCATATTTATAAAAGGAGTCGAGTTAATATCCATAACAAATTTATTCGACCGCTTTTATCGAATAAATTCATTTTTATATTACTACCAAACGACAGATACTCTCGCTTTTAGCGGAGTGGACAAAAATTAAGAGTTTATTTTTATTATATTAATATAATATTGATTAATAGTAACACCATTACTAGAAAATAATCTTACCGAATATACAAAAGGAGTTGAAACACCAGGGGTATCTATATAATTTATAATTATAGATCCAGATCCGTTATTTCCAATATATGCTGAACCTAGATATGAATTTGTTGACAAAGAAATTTCACCAGTTGTATTAAAAGAAGTTCCAGTAGCCAAATTTATATTTGTTACTCCCTGTGATGCACCCCTTCCTAGAGTTGCAATAAGTGAAACAACCCCACTTGTTTGAGCGGTTGTTAAACTAACAGTAATTAAGTATTTTGCCGTAGCTGTTGATGAAGATATAGTAGCAGTATTCGTAAGAAATGTAGGAGTGCTTAATACAATTGTTTGTGGGGCTTGTGGTCCAGTTGCCCCTATAAGATTGTTTGCTGCAACTCCTGTAGGTCCCGTTGCACCTGTGTTTGATGCACTGCCGCCAGGCCCAGTTGGACCTGTCCTTCCAGTTGGACCTGTGTTTCCAGTTGGTCCCGTGTTTCCAGTTGGTCCCGTGTTTCCAGTTGGTCCCGTGTTTCCAGTTGGTCCCGTGTTTCCAGTTGGACCTGTGTTTCCAGTTGGTCCCGTGTTTCCAGTAGGGCCTGTGTTTCCAGTTGGACCAGTGTTTCCAGTAGGGCCTGTGTTTCCAGTTGGGCCTGTGTTTCCAGTAGGGCCCGTGTTTCCAGTAGGGCCTGTGTTTCCAGTAGGGCCTGTGTTTCCAGTAGGGCCTGTGTTTCCAGTAGGGCCTGTGTTTCCAGTTGGGCCTGTGTTTCCAGTAGGGCCCGTGTTTCCAGTAGGGCCTGTGTTTCCAGTAGGTCCCGTGTTTCCAGTAGGGCCTGTGTTTCCAGTAGGGCCTGTGTTTCCAAGAGGGCCTGTTGACCCTATATCTCCTTTAAAAGATATAAAAATAATTCCAAGCATTCCGTCTATAAAACTTCCTGATGAATTTATATATTTTACATTATAAGTTACATATGTGATATTTTCGACAATAGAAATTAATTCATAAGTAATTGATATAGAACTATTATCTACATCTTGTACAACAACAGTACTTCCGATATTCGCTCTAAGTAAATATATGGTTCTTATATCAACCGAAGAAGCGGTTAAATTATCGATATACAAATCAGAATCAGCATTGGAAAAGAAATTACTGCTTGTAATATATCCAGTTAATGGAGGTGGAATATTCGTAAGTGTATTAATATTATATTGGAAAGAATTTATAGTATTACCTGGAATACCTTGGCTACCAGTATTTCCAGTTGGACCAGTATTTCCAGTTGGACCTGTATTCCCGGTAGGACCTGTATTCCCAGTAGGACCTGTATTCCCGGTAGGACCTGTATTCCCAGTTGCACCTGTGTTTGTTGAAGAACCAGGCTCCCCGGTGGGGCCAGTGTTTCCAGTTGGGCCTGTGTTCCCAGTTGCACCTGTGTTTGTTGAAGAACCAGGCTCCCCGGTAGGGCCAGTGTTTCCAGTAGGGCCTGTGTTTCCAGTAGGACCAGTATCTCCAGTTGGTCCAGTATTTCCAGTAGGGCCTGTGTTTCCAGTAGGGCCTGTGTTTCCAGTAGGGCCAGTATCTCCAGTAGGGCCAGTATCTCCAGTAGGGCCTGTGTTTCCAGTAGGGCCTGTGTTTCCAGTAGGGCCTGTGTTTCCAGTAGGACCAGTATCTCCAGTAGGGCCTGTGTTTCCAGTAGGGCCAGTATCTCCAGTTGGTCCAGT